CAAAAATATTCCTAATACGCTAGTTATAGTATTTGACTAGCGTAAGGGAATAATATAGAAATTTATGATGCAAGCAAGTATAGGTTTAAATAATGACCAGGTTCTTTTTGGTGGTAGAACCATAATAATAACAACACCATACCAGCCTATATCTATTTGCACTTTAATAACTAAAAAAGAAGGGACAAATGGTATGGCACACTTTGGCGATATAGCTAAAGCATTTAACAGTCATGCTCTTGGATTATCAAAACGTGGTAAAATAAAAAATATCAACGGTTTGTATTTAAGAACATTGATGGTGTTTATGGCGTATGCAAATTTACCTGTTAAGGAATGCAACGCACAAAATGCTAAAAGTTATATGTTAAATAAACTAAACTTTGAGGCAAGTTCAGCAACAATTAGTCGTAATACAGGAGCACTTAGAGAACTAGGTCTTTTGACTTTAGTAGAAGACCCACTGGATGCGAGAGTAAAAAATATTGAGCTGACAACACTTGGTAAAGAGTTTGCAAAACTAATGAGGTAAATAATATGAGTAAGAAAAAAGGCTACCGAGCTATGTTGAACCAGGATGGTTCTGTAAAATGCTGGAGGGTAGATATAACACTTGGAGGCAAAAGATTTACGCCTACTTGTGTAACTGAAGATGTTGCAATTGCAACTGTTGCATCTTTAAAAGACCAACATGAAAGAGGTATCGCTTTAATTCCAACTGCTGGAAGTAGAGGTATCACTATCAAAGAGGCTTTTGAACAATGCTACAACGACCCAGAAATAGGTTGGATGAATACAGACCATGGTAAAAAACAAAAATACTATGCTCAATCATTCTATAATTTTTGGGGAGCAAAAACACCACTAACAAACATAACCAAAAAGATGTGGTATGAGTATACTGCACAATTCCAGGCTACTGCTACTAACAATAGAAGAGCTAGCTGCATTAATAAACTTTTTAATTATGCAGTTGAAAATGGAACTATTGCACCTAGCGATAAACTTAAAATCAAACGAGCTAAAGAGAGGCTTACAAGACTTTATGCTTTCTCTCGTTCTGATGAAAAATCTATCAAAGATGCTTGTGAGCAACTTGGTTATGATGACCTAAAAGATTTCATTACTGTATTAATTGACACTGGTGCTAGAGCAGAGGAATTGCTTCAAGCTTCAGCTAGAGATTTTCAGTATTTCAGTGATGGTTCTTTTACCTTAAATCTATATCGACTGAAAACTGATACAGACAGTAATATAGGTTTAAAAAAACGTAGCCAGGAAATCTTATCAAGACGAAGTAATTCAGCTAAATTTTTTATGGGTAGCTACAAACACTACTATAGAAGATTTCAGCATGTTAAAAAAATCTTGAATAAGACTACTGACAAAAACTGGACTTTCCATGTTTGCAGACATACTTGTGCATCAAGAATGGCTGAAGCAGGAATACCACTAGCTAAAGTTGCTGCATGGTTAGGCCACGCTCCTAATTCACCAGTAACTTCTAGGTACATACACTTCTATGGTGCAGGCAAAATTGATATTGCTAAAACTATGGATGATTTTGATACACAACTAGACAACAGCGAAAATGTAATTAGAATTGCTGTTGGAGATAAGAAGTAAATATTATGACTACTGTTTTGCACAAAAAAAGAATTGGTAGATGTCAAGGAAGTTTGATTGCTGCTAATACTTACGCTAAAGCAACTTCGTGCACACTTAATCGTGTGCAGAAATGTGCAGACGATGTGCGAAACGGTTCGTTGTTAATTTTGAGTAGGCGTTTTATAAGGTTTTTTGATACAGTTTTGTGCGGATGTGTCTTAAAAACTTTTGCTAACGTCTACTCTAGCGTAACCTTTAAACTAGCGTATTTTAATAAATACTGACCTATCTACCAAATAGTTGATTAAGTTAAAATCAACGCAATTGCACTGGCGTAAGCTCGTGCACACTCCGCACATAGTTATTAGAACCTAAATAGAACATACGCTTGGAGGCGCATAACATGGAAATATCCAAAGAAATCCTAGAGAAACTAGGTGTTAAAGAAGTTGCTGTAACTAAAGTTGCTGACAATAAACATGATGCTCTAAAAATTGAGAGAGAACATGAACTGAAAATGATGGCTAAAGGTGTAGCTCGTTTTCATAAATCAATAGACAAAGCAAAAAGTCGAACTAACAAGAAAAATAAGCCTAGAGAAACAACTGAAAGTGTCACAATTTATGGCCAGCAGTTAGCACAAACTGGTTTGGAACCAATGAGTAAAGCAATAAATAATTATTATTGTAGTGCTATAAATGGGCAAGCAAGGAAACTATCAACTGAAATAATTCTACTTACAAAATGCATTCCTACTAAGGACTTAAAGCATGATAATCAAGAAAGGTGGGATGGTATCAGTTTTATAGTTCTCAAAGCCGTATTAGACAGTATCACTGTTGGCTCTACCCAAAATAAATCTGTTATGAAAATATCCAGTGCCATAGAAGATGAGGCTAGACTTGGCTATTTTAAAGAACAGGATAGCAAACAATATAATCAGACTAAAGAATGGTTAAAACAAACTAAGAAGTCTAACTATAGGCACAATAGAAGGGTCTTTAGACATTCCATGAATAGACATGAATTGGAATGGAAGGGTTTTTCATCCGAAGAAAAAGTTAAACTTGGCAAACTTTTGTTGGAATTACTTATAATTCATACTGGATTTGTTCAATATAGTAACAAGCGTAAAGGACTTAAAGTTCTAAAATATGTTCAAGTTACCTCTAAAACTTTAGAATGGATTAACAACAAGAAGTTAAGCGCTGAAGTTCTTAAACCCATAAAATTACCTATGATTGTTGAACCTCAAGATTGGACTACACCTTACAATGGAGGCTATTACGTTAAACAATTAAGGCCACCTGAATTAAGTGCCACTGTAGGAGAGCTAAACAATCAAAATGCTAAAACCGAGGAGGAAAACAATGCATTATAATATCGTTAAAAAGGCATCCAGACCTTATCTGGAAGAAATGTATAACAGAGCACATGAAATGCCTGAAGTGTGGAAGTGTATTAATGTACTTCAAAAAACACCTTTTAAGGTAAATACATCTGTACTTGAGGTAGTTAAAACTGTTTGGGGTAGAGGTTTAACAATTGGTAAATTACCATCTAGTGTGGCTGAAGAAGTACCACCAAAACCATTCGATATTGACACTAATATTGAAGCAAGAAGAGCTTGGGTTAAAATTAAAAGAGCTATTTGTGATGCTAATGAAACAAGGGAAAGTAAAATATTACTTACGGATGCAATAATTAAAATTGCTACAGAGTTTCAGCAGCATCCTGATGTATACTTTCCAGGTCAATATGATTGGCGTGGTAGATATTATTCTGTACCGCAATTTTTTAACGTACAAAATAATGATTTAGCTAAAGGTTTAATTTTATTTTCAAAAGGTAAACCTCTTGGAAGTGACCAAGCTTTAGCTAGGCTTGCTATTCATGGTGCTAATACTTTTGGTGAAGCTGATAAAGATACTTTACAAAATAGAGTTAAATGGGTTGAAGATAATCAACAAAGAATAATTGATACAGCTAATGACCCACACGACCACTATGATTTCTGGGGTAAATGTTCGGAACCATTCCAATTTCTTGCATTCTGTTTTGAATGGAGAGACTTTGTTAAATTTGGTGAGACTTCAGACTTTGTAACTAATCTACCTTGTTACAGTGATTGTAGTAATTCAGGTTTACAAATTTTAAGTGCAGTCTTGGCTGATAAAAAAGGTGGTGAAGCAACTAATCTTGTACCTAGTGAAAAACCTAGAGATGTTTACAAAGAAGTTGCTGATGAAACTTTAAGACTTCTTAAAGAAAGCCCAGATTGTATTGAAAAAGATATGTGGCTTGAATATGGAATAGATAGATACACAACAAAAAAAGTTACCATGTGTGTTGTCTATGCATTAACTAAATGGAAAGGTAGAGATTATCTTGAACAATATCTTACAGAAAATGAAGAAGATGGTATTGAAAATCCTTTTGCTACTAATAGAAATAAAAAGGAGGATGTTCCTTCATCTTATGTTGCATCGACTTACATAACTAATTTTGTATGGGATGCTCTTGCTAATGTAATTCAAAAATCCAGAGAAGCTATGGATTGGTTAAAAGAAGTTACAGAATTAGTTTGTGGAGATAACAAACCTATCAATTGGACAACTCCTACAGGTTTTTTAGTTTCTATGAAATGTTCAAAATCAGTACCAAAAAGAATTAATACTAATATGGGTGAAAAAATATGGAGGCCTAAACTTAACAAATATGTAGATGATATTAAGAAAACTACAATTCGTATTGATACGGATAAAATAAATGTTACGAAAGCTAAAAATACTATTTCTAGCTGTTATGTTCATTCTTTAGATGCTTCGGTACTTCAAAGGGCTGTATGTAAAGCTTATGATGCTGGCATTACTGACTTTGCTGTAATACACGATAGTTTTGGTGTTTTAGCACCAGAAGTGGACTTAATGAATAAATCATTAAGAGAAAGTTTTGTAGATATTTTTCATAATAAAAATTTATTAAAAGATTTTTCAGATGAAATTTATTTACAAGTAAGCAAAGTAAAGAGAAGTAAAATACCTGCTGTTCCTTCAAAAGGTACTCTTAATGTTTCCGATGTAATGCACAGTGAATACTTTTGTTCATAAGGTTACGCTAGCGAATTAAAACAGGACACTATAGATGAAGGAAACTTTATCAAATACTGAGTAGGCGAAAAGGCTAATGTTGTATGCGAATATTAACCAAGACTACTCAGTATTTATTAATCAATAAATACCTAGGAGGGTATTATGCAAAACGCAAAAAAATATACTTCTCCTTTTGGGAAAGCTTTATACCCATATTTATCGAAGGCAGATGTAAAATTCAAAGCCGAAGGTGAATTTAAAGTAGACCTAGAAGTTGAAGGAGAACAAGCTGAAGAGTTAAAAACTTTTATTAATAATTTAGCTGAACAGTCTGTAAAACAGGCTCAAGAAAAAACAGGTAAGAAGAATATAAAACAAACTTCTTCATTACCTTACAAAGAAACTGAAGATGGTAAAACAATCTTTAAGTTTAAAATGAAAGCTAGTGGAACTAATAGTAAAACTGGCGATACATTTAAACAGAAACCAGCTTTATTTGATAATGACCTTAAACCTATCAATCCTGAACAAGTTCAAATTTGGGGTGGCAGCATATTAAGAGTTAGTTATCAACCTGCATTATGGTTTACACCAATGTTAGGTGCTGGTGTTTCACTAAGACTTAAATCAGTTCAAGTAAAAAATCTAATCGAAGGTGGCGCACAAACAAGTAGCTCTAGTGACTTTGAAAAAGTTGCTGGCGATGCATCATCTAAAAACATCCCCGATGAAATACAAGAAACAGAAGCGGTATCAGCAACCGACTTCTAAATTCAAGTCTAAGCTTGAGGAGGTGTTTAATGATTTTCTTGAACAAAATGAAATAAGTTTTGGTTATGAAGATTTTAAAATATCCTACCTCAAGCCTGAAAAACCATCTAAATACACACCAGATTTTAACTGTCCTATTAAAGATAATTTAAAAATTATATTTGAAACAAAAGGTCAGTTCTTAACTTCTGACAGGCGCAAACATTTACAAATCAAACAACAATACCCAGACCTGGATATTAGATTTGTATTTTCAAATAGCAAAAATAAAATTGGCAAAAAATCTAAAACGACTTACGCAAAATGGTGTGAGTTAAAAGGTTTTCAATATCACTGCATTCAATCAACAAAAAAATTTTTACCTGATGAATGGGTAAAGCAAATTAAAAAATTACAAGAGGCATAACATGAGTAGAAAAACAACAGATTATATAATTATACATTGTACTGCTACAAAACCTTCACAAAACATAGGGTTTGAAGAAGTAAACTTTTGGCATTTAGCTAGAGGTTGGATGGGTTGTGGTTATCATTTTATTATTAAAAGAGACGGTATCATTGAAGATGGTAGAACAACTGATGCAGTTGGTGCTCATTGTAGAGGACACAATCACGATAGTATTGGTATTGCATTAGTAGGTGGTATGAATGAAGAATTTACTGCTGCCGAGAATAATTTTACAAGTGAGCAGTGGGAAAGTTTAAAGAAATTAGTTGATGAACTTCACAAGACATATCCTGATGCAAAACTAAAAGGTCATTACCATTTTAATCCAGATAAAGAGTGTCCTGCATTTGATGTAGATGAATGGGCTAAAGTAGATTTCTTATGGACTGAAGGAGATTATTTACCAGACGATGAAAGAGACGAAGATGGATAATAATGAAAGTGAATTTGTAAAACACGAACCATGCCCACAATGCAATTCAAGAAATAACCTTGCCAGGTATTCTGACGGACATGCATGGTGTTTTGGTTGTCAATATAGAGAACCACCAGATGGCATTGAAAATAACATACAAGCAAAAGAGGTAAGCGATATGGTTCAGGGTGAACATCAAGCATTAAATAAAAGAAAAATAAATTTAGATACGACCAAGTTCTTTAACTATCAAGTTGGACAATATAATGGTCAGACAGTACACATAGCACCATACTACGATGACAAGTACCAGGTGGTTGCACAACACATTAGATT